GTTGATTATAAAAACTTTGATCAGCGTCTCCTTGTTCAGGCTATGGAAATGGCAGCTATAATAGTTGTAGAGACAATCTTTGCAACTGAGAAAAATAGAGAATTTGCTAATGCACGTTATGTGTATTTTGATGAAGTTATCCGCGCCTTTTGTGTGGCTAATCGAACTGTTTTCCAAACTGAACATGGAAATAAATCTGGAAATATTTTCACTACTGAATTTAATAACATTGTTAATACTATCTATTCCTGGTATGTTTTTATTAAGGTAACAGGAAACACTTCTCTCCAATACTATTTGGAAAACGTGGAAGAAGCAAACTTTGGAGATGACAAAATTTTATCAATCTCAGACCTCGTGATTGAGGTTTTCAATTTCTTTTCGTACAAGAAGGTTTTAGAAGAATTAGGACAAGTGATTACCCCTGGTGATAAATCAGAAGAAATTAGGTCTCATTCGAAGAATCTTTCTGATATGATCTTCCTTAAGAGACATTTTGTCAAATTTGGAAGTATTTGGATTTGCCCATTGGACAAAGACTCCATTGAAGGAGTATTTAATTATTCCTCACTTGAAGATGATGAGGTCGAGGAGTGGTTCTCCACTATTCTCGAACAACTAGTGGAAGCCTCTTTATGGGGCAAGAAGTATTTTCACCAATTTCAGAAAACACTCCTCAAATTCGCATTAGAACAAAATTTCTACGATCAAAATCGTGTTTTGTGCTCTCGAATTTATCCAGCTCTACGAGCAGAATTTCGTCAGATTTTCTGCATCGCGCTTGATCGATTTGGGGTACTTGACTCCAATATTTCACAAATATTAAGAAATAATTTGTCAGACAACAAGAAAGCTCTAATCCACTACGAAAGAATTGAACTAAAGCGTGAGGTCCGGGACTCTGTTAGTATCAAACAAGAACACAACAAAGCGATTTACCAAAGTAAAACAAACAATTTAATTAATTTAAGCCAAAGGAATTCAAGCCAAAATAGTTTCATCCTGACTATGAATACCCAAACGCCTAACAAAATGAATGTGAGTAAGGCTTCACGAACCTTGACTCTGAATGGCGGTCTTAATTCCGCCAATGATATTGCGCCTGAAGGGCCAATTCAACCCCAAAACGTCCAATCAGATATTGGACCACCAAAGCTCATGTCTACAGCAGATGGTATGGTTTGGGTTTACTCATTACAACAGAGTGAACAACCTGTTAATTCAGGTTATGAAATTCCCAAACTCATTGAGAAAGCTATGTCCCTCCCAAAAGAGATCCAACATTTCCAACTCAGTGATAATTTTACCCTCGGCGACGGTGCAACCTTTGAAAAGTTGTCACCTACTCTTCTAGAGGCAGCTCCAAAAGCTTATAATCTTATGCGCGTGTTTGATTACATGCGCCCGAAGACTACTATCCTTCGTTTGGACTGCAGACCACCAATGGGCTATGCTCAAATCATCAAGGTAGTTTCGGCTGCCATTGAATCAACGGACACATCTGTGAA